GGCTCCTGCCCCTGCGGAAGCACCCAAGCCAGCACCAAGGCGTGTCGAGGCTTCCAGCGTCCCGCCAGCGGTTGCCAAGGCTACGCCAGCACCTAAGCCAGCACCCAAGCCAAAGCCCACCGCTCAACCTGCTCCGAAACCAAAAGCGTCAATACCGAGCAAGCCTACTCCTGCGGCTAACGAGCCAGAAATTGTCCTGCCTAAGCCAAAGCCTGTTGCTCCACCTGCGGCTCCTGTGGCTCAGACTGTTGACCCGACTGCACCTGCGGTTGTCACCCCAGACATTGAAGACCTCAAGAGCAGAGCCAAGTCGCTTGGCAAGGGCTTCATCGAGATGCTCAGAGACAAGGAACTCAAGCAGTACATCATCGACTCCCTTAACATGGACGATGACCTTACCCTTGTCGGCACTACCGAGAATGCCAGCACAGCGGACGGCAGATTCTCAGTCACCAAGAAGGGTCGTAAGTTGGAAATTGTTCAGAATAACTACACATCTCCAATCACAGGAATCGTGTACGACAAGCGACCAATCGCCTATGTCAACACCATCGAACAGGCTCAGTTGCTCATCCGCAGAATCGAACTTGAGCGTAGCATGGCTATAAGGGCTAAGAACATGTCACCAGAGAATGGTCTGGCTATCCTTGCCCAGCAGAATCCTGCGTACACGGAGTTGGCTAGAGAGAAGGCTATCAAGGACAACGCCTTGATTCAGATGCTTCTGTCCATGCGTGACCAGAACATCATCCCAGTCTACATCGACCCAGAGACTTTACAGCCTCTGCTGGTGATGATGCCTAGCGAGCCAGCCATCTCTATGGTCACTAGACCTAAGAAGAGCGTCCAGATTGCTGGGCTTCTCCCAGAGAGCGGTACGGCTGGGGAGCCGATGCCTCTGGCGTTGATTGACAAAGCCATAACATTCAACATGTTTGAGGATGCCGAAATCAGAGGTCTTGACTACAACACCAAGAATGTGGCTACCAGATTCCGCAACGCACTTGGCTACGAGATACTGAAGTTCAAGGGTAGATTCAGACTGTTCAACCCGATGAAGGGTGCAATCTCAGTCAGAGATGATGAGGAGGCTGTCATCAACGACATAATCGCAGACATCCATAGAAACGGACTTCAGAGATGAACGACATGAGCCAAGTGATTGACGAATTCAAGAAGGCTGGGTGGCTGTTCGCCATTCTTGGCGGACTTGGGGCTTTGGCTAGGTTGATACTGACGGACGAAAAGTACAACACCATCAAGTGGATAAGGATGGTAATCGCTGGGGCTATAGTGGGGGTGCTGTGCTACTTCTCCCTGTACCAAGCGGACATCGACCCATTCTACAAGTGTTCGCTTTGCTCAATCTCTGGCTCCATCGCCCCAGAGTTATTCACATTCGTAAGAAACAAATTTAAGAAACAAACAACATAATAAATATGGCTTTAAGACTTGAACATTTTACTCCTGCTGAAGAAAGTGAGCGTAACTTATTTTTGAGAAGAGTAGGTAAGGATGCTATTGATGATTTTTTGCAAAGAGGACAAATCGCTGGAACAGATAAATATAATAGGGAGGCTTATTTTTTAAGAGGAGGAGAATGGGCTACTGGAAGGGCTCCGTGGAGAATTTCAATTGACACAACTAAATTAAATGTAACAGAAAATCCTCTATATGGTAATATTGGTTTTAATAGGTATTTGATGAAGGAAGGAGTTTTTCCTGTTGGTGGAACAGGAGGTGGAACATATCCTAGACTAAGCCCAAATCCAGATGTTTCTTGGTTTGATACTGTAAATCCAGCAAATAGGCGTGGAATAAGAATTGATAACAAAACAACAGGTGATGTTTTATATGATACTTTAAAACCAGTAAAAGATACATCTCTGCGAACCAATATAAATAACCTTAAAGTAGATGCAAAAATAGCATATAACGCAACAGTTCCGCATGTTGAAAAAGCAACAAGCATGGCTAGAACTGGTGCTGGCTACGGAGTTAGAGGTCTTGCTCTGTACGGAGCAATAGATGCTGGTCTTAGTGTACCAGCCAGACATGAAGCCTACGAGCGTGGTGGCAATAACTGGCTCTTGTCACAAGCCGCCGCACAGTCAGATGCCATGCTTAACTTCATGTCTCTTGGAGGATGGGATGCCATTGAACACGGGAAGCACAGAGGAGGAACAAGAGGAGACTATAGGGGAGAGATGTCCAACATCCAGACTCCACGGCTAGGTCTCATAAACGAGCAGAGCGTCCACGCCAATCCCAACAGGTACGAGCGACAAGGCGTGTCGCTTGACCATGCCTTAAGTCTTTTCCGATGATTAGGATAGCGATACTGTCGGCATTGCTGGTCGGGTGTGCGACTGTTGAGGAGACCAAACCTATAATAATAACCAATAAAGAAAAGGATAACTACATTGAAAAAGTCGAACAAGTCGTTTCTGATGCAAATTCTGCCATTTCTGCTGTCGCATCTACTCTCGATGCTGGGGTCAGAAGGGAAATCCTCCAAGGGCAAGTCACTAGACTTTCTGGAGTCAGAGAGCCCTCAGTCGAAAGGGTCGGATACTTTAGACGATTGGTTGAAACCAACGACCTCAAAGCGGTCAAGGAAGACCAAGAAAAAGCGTTGAAGGTTGAGTCTGAGACCAACCGCCTGTGGGCTATAGTAGAGGAACAGGAGACTGAGATTGCCATCGCACATGCAATGGCTGAGAATTCGGAGAACGAGCGTCAAAGGGAGATGAAGGATAAGATACTGTGGATGGTGTCATGCGTTGGCATGGCTATAATGACAGCGGGACTGCTTGCTGTGGCGTTCACTCCGTTCAAGACCAGAGGGCTTGTGCTTGTCGCTGGAGGTACGCTGGCAACATGTCTGGCGTGGATAGTGGACACCAGATGGTTCGCTTGGGTGGTTGGCATTGGCATAGCGATAGCCATGCTGGACGGACTGTACATCCTAATCAGATGGACAATCAATCGTCATCGTCAACAGGCTCCCGATAAATCACAGGCATCTTAGCCTCTTTGGGATTAAAGTTAAGATTATAATCAATCCAAGTTATGGCGGAGTTCTCATCCCAGTCATTGGCTAACATGAACGCCAGCACAAGCCTGTCGTAATTGTACTGGACGCAACTACGGCTATGAATCTTCTTATCTATAGCCCAGTCAAGGTACTCCCTAGGCTCCAGCATGAAGCACCCTTCATACTTGGAGTCGTTGTCCTTGATTTCCTCGTCAGTCAGTTTTCTTGCCGTTAGCATCGTTTTGCTTTTTGACTCGTTCAGATTCCTGCTTCCAGATTTGCTTATCCTTCTCGCTGAGTCCGTCAATGTACTTGAGCATAGGCATGCAGATGTCTATGGTCTCAGCGGAGATTCCAAGCAGTACGCCAGCACCAGCGTAGGAAGAGTTAGGTTTCGTTTTCATTCTTGATATCAAAGGTATCGTTGCGGATTACGCAGAAGTCATCCGTCAACATGTGGCGGATTTTACCATCCTTCTCAAGCACAACCGCAAAGATGTCGTTGCAGAATGTACCTGCCTCCTGCACATACAGAAGGTAGCCGTAGCCAAGTTCCGTCTTCACAGGGATAGGCTTGTTGAATTCGTGAATCATTTCTTGCAGGTCTTGCCCCAGTTGGGCTTGCCGTCAATGGTGTCCTTCCACTTGGCGTGGGCGTTGATTAACTCCTCATGTGCCATGCCGTTGAGCATGACAACCATGACCTCCTTGCTCAAGACCCTGCCAGCGTCCTTGAGATTTTTCTCACGCTCCATAGCATCAAGCCATTGCTGATTGCGGCTTCTAGCCTCAATCTTCCAGTAGTTGATGTAGTGCTGGGCGGCTTTGATGACCTCCTCCTTGGTAGACCATTCGGGAGGCTGGAACTCTTCCTCGATGGAACTGCTCACGACTGCTTGCCCTCCTTGGCGGCTAGCCACGCTTCAACTGCGTCATCTTCTTCCGTGAACTTGCCCATAGAGTTAACCATATCATCCCCAGCCTTGCGGAGCCGCTCGACATCTTCAAGGCATCGTAGCCACCTATCGTGGTCTGTCCTCGCCTCAATCTCCCAGTACTTGACAGTAGCATTCAACAACTCGATTTCATTCAAGACTCTCTTGTAGTCCCGCCACTCCACATAGTCTCCATCCTCGGCAGACTGCATCACATCACCGCCAAGCGTCTGCTGGGCTTGAATGCTCGCCACATTGTAGCGGTTAGGCTTGTAGAGGTTTCTCACGACTGTTTCGGATTGAGGTTGATGTTCCGTTCATGCGTCTGCCAGCCTTGGTCTTGGACATAGGCACGAATGCGAATCATAACCTGCTGATTTTCAAAATGACAATATATGTTGCAGTCATCGTTACGCTCGATGGTCATGTTACCATCACCGATGCGGATGGTGTCAGTCCAATCTTCCAAGAAGTTGACAATCTCGTTGTCAGCCCAAGCACCAAAGCCAAGGCGTTGAATCTGCTCTAGAAGCATTTGCTTTTTGTCCATGTTAGGAGTAGAAGTTGTTTTCCTTGAGGAATTCGTCACGCATCCTACGAGCCTCGTTAGGGTCTCTGGACAAAGGGCGGGAGTGGCACTTTGCGTTGATGACCACCTTGAGGTAGTACTTGCCTTTCAAGCAGACCATGTGGTGGTCTAGGTTATCCAAGCAGTTTTTCTTGGGTGCGGGAGGAACAATGGTAAGGTCAAAGTTCTTCGGGTTCGTCATCTCGATAGCCCTGTCAAGGGAGATACCAAGAGCCTTTGCTCGTTGTTGTAGTGTATCGTTATTCATCGTAGCGATGATACCATCAGTACAACTTAAAGTCAATAGGGGCGAGCCACTTTCCTCCAACTTTATGTGCTTGGAGAACTTTCCAATCTTTGCCCTTGACCCAGCCATATAGCCACCCATTGCCCCACGAACTTGTGTTTAGGTTAATGTGAGCATAGCCCATTTTCTTCTTGTTGCACAGAGCCCCACCGCAGAAGCCAACCACGCCCTTGTGACGCTTGGCGTTGGCTTGCATGATGGTGTGCAGGTGTCCAATCAAGGTAGCACCGCCTCTGGGCGAGTAGTGTACAGCATGCTCTCTCACGCTGTTCTGATTGACGCTGTAGCCATGACAGGTCGAGATAGGACCCATTTCGTATACTCCGTCTTCCGCATGGTAGGGCAGGATTAACTTGCATCCGTTCTTACGCAGGGTATATTCGATATCTCTAATGACACCCTTGCAGTAGTCACGGACGATGCCGTTGCCAGAGGACTCGATAGCCTTGAACAGACGATGCTCATGGTTGCCGTAGTGGTATACATCGGGCTTGGTCTTTTCCAAGAACTCCAATCCCATCTCGATGTCCCTGTCCATCGAGTTATACTCTTCAGCACCGATGGCGTTCTTGCGTAGGGAGCGGATATCGAACCCATCCCCGCCATGTATCTTGATGTCGGGGGAGAAGTCGGAAAGGAAGCGTGTCAATGCGAGGACAGTATCATCGTCCTGCATATCTCCGTGGTTATCGGAGAAGAAGACGAACTTAGTCCATGCGTTGTGCTTCAGTTTAGGCTGTCGGTTCTTGTTGTTGATTCGCATCTTTGAGATACTTGGGAACCATGTACGGATTCTTTCGAGGAACCTTGATGTCAAGTTCCATGATGATTTCCTTGAGTTCCTTAGGCGTGAAGGTAGCGGAAATATTTCTGGCTATGGATAAGCCAGCGACAATCCTAAACATGGATATGCCCTTACTTTTCTTTTCGTAAGCCATTTTGTTTCTCCCAAGCGTCCATCTTGGATTGTAGTTCTCGGAGCATGTCCAAGGCGAGTTCAAGGTCTTCGGGCTTCATGCCAAGGATGGCGGAAGCCTCTACAATCTTGAACGCTATCGCCTTGGTCTGCGGCTTCTTGCGAGGCATCAGAACGGAACCTCGTCTTGGCTCTCGCTGGTGTTGTTGGAAGCCATGTCGTAGAGAGCCACAGCGGTGGCCTTCAACTTGGCATCCTTGGCGGTAACCTTACCAGTCTTCTCGTAGGGGCGAGGCTCCCACTTGGTAGCCCAGTACTCCAAGTCCTTGAGTCCAAGTTCGCCAATAGGCGTTCCCTTGTTGTTACCGAAAGGAACAGGAATGGAAGGGTCGATGTCTCCAGAAGAAACAGGAACAGATGCAACAGGAGCAGGAGCAGGAGCGTTAGCAGGAGCCTTGGCAACATTGGGGATGTACTTGGTGGTGGTCTGCGGGACGGACTTCACGACCCTATCGAACTCCGCATCGTCATCATCGGTAGCCACGCCAGCCACGGAAGCAAGAGAGTATCTGCGGAGATAGGAAATCAAAGCACCAGCCTGTTGACCAGTAGCACCCTTCTCGACAGGAACAAGGCATGTGGATTCAATCTTGGTTCCGTTGGTGTGGATGATGATGGTCTTAACGCCAACGCCCAGTTGCTCATCGGAGAACACGCTGTTGGAAGAGCAGGGCATCTGGAGGATAGCCAGACCATGCTTGGCGAAAATCGGTTTAATCACGGACAGGTGAGCCGACAAACTGGCGTACTTCGACTTATGAAAAGGATTGTTGCTGTCCGCAACGATGTCCTTGGTCTCAGCCATAGCCTTGATTATGGCGGTGTAGAGTTCGGAGTTGTTGACTTCCGTGTGATGCGTATCGTTATTATTCATTGGGAGAATACATATGTTCTACCATGACATGCCTGTTTCGTCAAGAGAAAAAAATTGCCCCCATCCAACCACGAATGAGGGCAAATAAACCTTTCGGTTTTCCACACGATGAACACTAGCACCTATACGCAGGACATGTTATACATGTTTTACCTCTGGGGTCAAGCAGTAATACCAACGAAATAATCCCTAAGCCTACGGACAAAAGCAACGCCAGTCTCCTTGCTGTTGAACCTGTCAACGAGCGTCTCGCCTGTGTAGTTGGTCGTGATGATGGTGGTCTTTAGGCCAGAGGTACGCTCATCCATCACGGCAAACAAATCGGTCTCCAGTCTGGGCGTAAGCCGCTCCTTGCCCAAATCGTCCAGAACAACGACCTTGGCGGAAATCAAAGCGTCAATAACCTTGGAGTGCTTCTTCTCATCAAAGCCTTCCGCAATCTTGGCTTCAAACTTCCGCATCTGCAAGAACATGCTGTCGGTATGGTTGTCCATCCAGAGTTTATTGTATAGCCACCAAGCCGCCCTGCTCTTGCCAAGACCAGTCTGCCCATGCAGGATGACCCCACACTTGCCATCGACAGGAGCCCATGCCTTGACCTTACGCATGAAGTCATTGAACTCCATGTCGGTATTGCGGAAAGCCAACGGCATCTCGGGGTGGATATTGTCACCAACCCACTCGACATTCATCTGCTTGAACACTTCCCTGTAGTTGTGCGGAGGCTTGAGAGCCCACTCGGTCTCATAGCACTTCCTGCACAGAACCATGTCCAAGAACCGCCCAGTATCCTTGATGTAGACAGGACTGCCCATTTGACTGCAATGGTGGCACTTAGAAGCCATTGGAGTGTTCCTCCTTGGTGGTGACATGCTTTACGGCCTTGGAAGCCGTCTGAGCGGGAAATAGACCCAGCCAGCCGTTACGCATGGACTGGGCAATGGTGTCGATTGCATCCTTCTCGCTGAGTGCGGTCATGTCCTTGAGTTGAAGAACGATGGTGGTCTTTGTCAAAGGCTTTCGCTTTTCCTTTCGGTAAGCCTCCCAGCCAAGCCATGCTTTCTTGAATTCAACCCCATGAGGAAGAACATAATCAACCACGCCCTTTGTATCTTCTATATTCTTCTTATCCTTCTCTTGTATATATGTAGCCGATTTTTCGGCTAGGGGGTAGCCGATTTTCTGGCTGGGGGTAGCCGATTTTCTGGCTCCCCCCTTCATGGACTCAGAACCACAGGTACGCAAGACCCTTGTCTCTCCGTTATTCTCGGTTCTAATCACAAATCCAGCCTCAACCAAGGAGGATAGATGCTCCTTGACTGTGGACTCGGAGATGTAACAAGCCTCTGCGAGATAGGCGTTGCTGGCGTAGCACCCATCGTTGCCATCCAGACATTGGATGACACCATACAGCAGTTTAGCCATAGGACTAATCTGGGCATTGAAGACCTCTCTGGGGATGTACACACCCCCAAAGGTCACGGCAGGTTTCTGCTTCATCGCTTAGATGTCGATGGTGGTAATATTGTCCTCGTAGGAAGGCCACATGTCGTGGTCAACGCACATCTGCATGTTGGCGAGATTGATGTTCAGCAACTCCATCTGACGCTTCAAGGTCTTCTCGGAGATTTCAAACGCACGAACACCATAAGGGGCTTCCTTCTCCACAAAGATGAAGATGAATCTGAAGCCTTCAAATCCGTTGTGAGCCAGCAGGGTCAGATACATAGCCGCTTGCAGGTGGTACATGTTGTCATCGATGACATTCTTCACCGAATACATGTTCTTAAGACAGGCGTTGGTGGTCTTGAGGTCGAACACGCACTTCTCATCCCAGTTCACCCAGTCCAACTTGCCCTTAATCTTGATGTCCTTGAAAGGCAGGACATCGGAGAACATGGCAACTTCAGCGTCACCCTTGTTGCAACCTTGGTAGAAGGTCGAATGGCTACGCACGGCCTCCGCCATACCAAGGCACAGTTCGTGTTCCTCGTTGTTGAGGATGACCTTGCCAGCGTTCTCCTCGTTGAACTTGGCGGACGCAATCTTGTCCTCGGTCTTACGCATGTCGAATTTCTTGGACATGACAACATTGGCATCAAACTCCTTGGGCTGGAAGCAAGCGAGATGCGTGGCAGTACCGATGAGCATGGCCTTGGTGACCTCACGCTCGATGGTGAACTGGTGCTTGTAATGTGCGGGAGAAGTATAGAACTCCTTCAGCATGGATTGGCTGATTCCGACTTCAGCACGATAGTCGGAGTCGAGCATGTTCTTAACGATTCTGGTGTAGTTACTCATGGGTGGAAGAATCATAGGTATACCATGTGAACCTCGCCATGTCAATGGTAATCGAGGGGCAACCTGTAAATAATTTGTGGGAGTGTTTTATGGCAACGAGAGAGTCATCGACCATGAAGCCAGCCTCCACTAAAGCATCAAGCACCATCTTCTCCAGATTGTCCAAGTCGGGTCTGGTCTCCTTGGGCAGTATCTGTTGACGCTCCTTGGCACTATGCTTCTTGAGGTAATCGTACTCGAAACCGATGGTCACTTCCAGAGGGAAGTCATACGGCTTCTCGGGTCTGTGGCTCAGACACTTGGCGATGAACTCTTTCTTCCACTTGGTCGCTTTGCTGTTGGACATCTTGCCAACGAACATCTTCCCGCTCTTGCTCTTGAGAATCCTCAAGGCACTCTGCTGGGTCGGAGAAGCATCGATAAATATTCTAA